CTAGTTCTCTTTTTGCTAAACCAGTTAGTAAAGCTCTGGCAAAGTCTGTCGCTAAACAAGCAGACGCTGTTGTCCCTAAGATTGCGGCAGATATTGCTAAGCCATCAGTAGTTGATGCTCCTTTGCCTACCAAATCTCTTGTGACTAGGAAAACCAAAAGTGTTGCGCCTGAACCTGAAATCAAAGAAGAAATGGCGCTTTCTCAACCTGAAAATATTGATACTGAAATTAACACAGCCCCGTTATTTAAAGACGAAGAGTCTGCTGCAGTACCCGTTATTGATGATGCTTTTGTTCCTCCGAAAGTAGATCGCACCGAAGACTTTGGTGTTGAACCAGAACTTATCGCCGAAAGTGGAACTGATGCTTTTGAAGCGTTGGGGTTGTCTGCCGAGAAGAAAGAAGCTTGGAGAAAAGAAAATAAAGCATCACAGCGTTCTAAGCTCTTGCCTGAGATTGAAGATGCTGCTCAAAAACTGTTTGAAGGAAAACTTAAACCAGAAGAGTTTAGGAAACTTTCAGCAGAGAAGCAACCTATTGTTCCGCTTGATAAAGTTCCAGACATGCCTTCCTTCACAGACATTGCTGGCGCTCTTACAGAAGCACAAGTCAACAAAGGTATTGTCGGTCTTAACATGAAGATAGCACCGGGTGAAAGAGTGTCTTCTCGCTTAGACATCCCTGCTTATAACGACTATAACACTTGGATTGTTTCTCTTCATGAAGGAAGTACCAAGAGTGGTGCGCCAATCGGATACGCCAAAACAGCCGTTCTTAAAAACGTTGAGTTTGTGTCCGATCCTAAAGTAGCTCTTGATATTGCTAGACGTAAACCGTTAGGTTCTGGTGGTCGTATGGGTAAGGCTACCATTGCTCGTATCTTTGGTGACTATGTTCCACATAATCCAGATAATGCCAAGGCATATGCGGAGAAGATCTTTAATGATCCAGAGTGGACTCAGGTCGGTATGAACCCATATCGTGCTAGTTATTTTTATGACAAAGCAGACAACATGCCTGTTGTTTCTGCTGACGAAATTGTACAAATTGGCCCATTGGTTATGGCTAAGAATGTTAAGAAAACTAAACCGGACGATCCTCTTTTCAGAGTAAATAAAAAAGATGATGCTAGTCCAACTTTTGCAAAAGGTGGCGTTGTGAAAAATGAAATGAACAAACTGTTTGCCGAAGGCGGCGTAATGCAAGAGGGCGGCACAGTCGATCCTGTCTCTGGTAATGAAGTACCACCCGGTGCTATGGCAGAAGAAGTGAGAGATGACATTGACGCTAAGCTCAGCGAAGGCGAGTTTGTCTTTCCTGCTGATGTTGTTCGTTATTGGGGTTTGGAAAAGCTGATGATGATGCGTGACAAGGCCAAGAAAGGTCTGAAGCGCATGGAAGAGATTGGTCAGATGGGTAACGCTGAAGAAGTACCTGATGGTGAAGCTCTTCATGGTGGTGAAGATGAGATGGATGATGATGCTTTTTCGTCTGAGATTGATTCCATCATGTCAGAAGATGAAGGCGGTGAAGAGCGCGAGTATGCTGAAGGTGGTTATGTTCTTCCAGAGAATGAACAGCTTTATCGTGATGCACCCGTTAAAGGTTTTGAAATGGTGCCAATGACCAACGATGCTGGTCAGACCATCTATATTCCTTTCATCAATGGTGTTGCTCAGTTGTCTATTCCTTCTGGTTATAAAGTGAAAGCTGCTGGTGCTGTTGAAACACCCGTTGCCGAGAAACCCCCAGAAGCTGCACCAACTACAGGCAGTGATGGTGGCGGTGATGGTGGTGATGGTGGCGGTGATAGTGGTGGCGGTGGCGGTTCTACATCATCCGGTCCGGGATTTAGTATTGGGCCTGATGGTTTTGCTGTTGCTAACGAAACAAGTTCAACAGTTGGTTCAATAGTTGGTGCTGTTATGGGTATGATGACTGGTCTTCCTTCATCAGTAACTTCTCAACTTGGAAAAGCTGCTGTTAATCAATCAAACTTTTCTAACGCGCAAGCAGCAATGGGGTTTAATGTCGCTGTTTCTGATACAACTGCTGCTGCTAATAATGAAGGTGTAACTAGCGCTGCTGCAACAACTGGTCCGTCTGGTACAGGTGGTAGCGCAGCCTCTGCTGCTGCCGCTGCCGCTGCTGCCGCCGCTGCTAATGGTATGTCTGCAGAAGCTCAGGGTGCAGCTTCACAGGCTGCTGCAACCGCTACTATTGGTGGTGCCTCTGCTTCTGAAGCTGCTACTGCTGGTGCCAACGCTGCCGCCACTGCCGATCAAGGTGATGTTGCTGAAGGTGGTGCTGTTGCCGCTGCTGGTGATAACGCTGCAGCCGGTATTGGTGGTGTTGGTACTGGTGCAAGTGATGGATCAGGCTCCGGTGCTGGTGCAGGTACTGGTGGTGCCAGTGCTGGTGACAGCGGAGATGGTGGTGTAGGCGCTGCCTCTGCTGGTGACGGATGGGCCAAAGGTGGCTTTGTCTCTAAACGTAAAGATAAAAAGACTGGTAAGTCTACAAGTTTTGTAACCCGTCAGAAGTAATAGCGTACAATATGAATACCAGAGTCTGTGGTGGGCAGACTGGTACTAAACAATACCCACCATCATTGGCTACCTGACTCCGAGACATGTTGTCTCCTACAGTGCAGCCCCAACTTAAAAGGTAAATATGACTGAAGTAGTCTTGGAACAAAAATCGCAGACGACAGCGCTTGCTCCGTTTGGTAAACGCAACACCAACCGTGAACGCATTGAACGCGAAGAGCAGGAACTGAAAGAACTCACTGAGAAGAATGTAGAGAAATCTGCAGCTGTTGAAGATGGCGCAGAAGACGACAGCAACTTGTCAGCAGAAGAGAAGAGCTTTAAGAAGCGCTATGGTGATCTTCGTCGTCACTCACAGCAACAACAGCTTACCCTGCAAAAGCAAATTGACGAACTGCGTACACAACTTACTCAGTCTACCGAGAAACAAATCAAGCTACCAACGAACGAAGAAGACCTTGCTCGTTGGGCAGCGACCTATCCTGACGTGGCAAAGATTGTAGAGACAATCGCCATCAAGAAAGCTAAAGAGCAAACTGCTTCTATGGAGCAACGCTTTGCTGCACTGGATGAACAAGAGAAGATGACAGCACGTGAGAAGGCTGAGCTTGAGCTGATGAAGATTCATCCAGACTTTGACACCATCCGAGACACCGATGACTTCCATGACTGGGCAGACGAGCAACCTAAGTGGGTGCAACAAGCCCTATATGAGAATGATACAGATGCTCGTGCTGCTGCTCGTGCCATTGATCTTTATAAGGCTGATCGCAACATGGCTAAGACGAGGTCGAAGAAGGAAGATACTTCTGCAGCACAAGGTATCCGTACCCGTGGCGAACGATCTGCACCTACTCGCAACGATACCGAAGGCGTTATGTACGAGTCTCAGGTGGCTAAGATGTCTAGTAAGCAGTATGAAGCCAACGAAGAAGCCATCATGAAGGCTATGCAATCTGGTAAATTTGTGTACGATTTGAGTGCTGGTGCACGATAATAGTTGACACGGGCTGAAAAAGTCTGGTATAACTTTTAACATGAGCGAGATGGTTGCGTCTAATGCAGCTGTCTCCTCTGTTAAAACTTAGGTGCTTATTGCCGACAGTAGCTAGTCCACCAATAACACTATGTAGTTTTTAGTAGTAAGTCAACGTGACATTGTTTGTCATTGTTGTTGTTAGCGCAAAACGTTAGTGAGCAGACAACCTAGTTGATCTAGCCTATACGAATACCTTAATAGCTAGGGGGTATTCTTATACACCTAGAAGAGACAGCCCTGTGGACTATGTGAGCGTATGTTTTATATGTATGCCAATATATCTATAGGAGATTTAAAATGGCTTTTCCAGCAGTTCCCGGCTACGGCCAACTTAGCAACGGCAATTTCAGCGCCGTAATTTATTCCAAAAAAGTACAACTCGCATTCCGCAAGTCGTCTGTGGTTGAAGACATCACCAACAACGACTACTTCGGTGAGATCGCTCAGATGGGCGACAGCGTCAAGATCATCAAAGAGCCAGAAGTTTCTGTGCAAGCTTACAAGCGTGGCACCCAAATCACTGCTCAAGATCTGGACGACGAGGACTTCACACTGGTTGTCGACCAAGCAAACTTCTTTGCTTTCAAAATCGACGACATCGAAGCTGCTCACTCGCACGTGAACTTCATGCAAATGGCTACTGACCGCGCCGCTTATCGCTTGCGTGACCAGTATGACCAAGACGTGTTGGGCTACTTGTCTGGCTATACACAGTCTGCTCTGCATGCTGCTGCCGACACCGCTCGTACCTCTTTCCCCGGTACTAAAGCTGTCGCCACCGCTGGCTCTGACGAACTGTTGTCGAGCATGAAGCTGATCAAGTCTAGCTTCGGTAACATCACCACTTCGTCTGCTGGTGACCACTCCATTCCTTTGGCTCCTCGTTTGCCCGGTGCAACTGCACTGCCCACTGCCACTGCCTCGCCTTTGATGGTGATCGCACGTATGGGTCGTCTGTTGGATCAGCAGTTCGTTGACACCCAAGGTCGTTGGTTGGTCGTCGACCCAGTGTTCGTTGAAATGTTGAAGGACGAAGACAGCCGTCTGTTGAACGCCGACTTCGGTGGTTCCGGTCTGCAAAACGGTCTGGTCATCAACAACCTGCACGGTTTCCGTATCTATGTGTCGAACAACCTGCCACGTTTGGGCACTGGTCCCGGCACTGCTGGTACAGCTAACCAGAACACTGACTTCGGTGTGATCGTTGCTGGTCAAGACGCTGCCGTGGCAACTGCTCAGCAGATCAACAAGACCGAGAGCTACCGCGATCCCGACAGCTTCGCTGACATCGTGCGTGGTATGCACCTGTACGGAAGAAAAATCCTTCGTCCGGAAGCCATCGTGACTGCAAAGTACAACGTGGCCTAATGTGCTAATATAGCGATATGAAAACACAGCTGCAACTCAGAGAAGATCATCCCCATAAAAATGGGAGGAACTGCACTGATTGCGGCGTGTTTAAGTTAGCTAGTGAGTTTAACTTAGAGCGTGATGCTAGAGCTTCTGGTGGGGTGACAATGCGAGCGCAGTGTCGTCCGTGCCGTGAGCATGTCAAGTGGAAGTCTTTCATTCAACGTACCTACGGTATCACTGCCGAAGAATACTATGACATGTTAGCTGCCCAAGATAACAAGTGTGCTATCTGTGAATCTGAAGAAGTAAATAGCTCCAGAGTCTCTAGCGGTAAACTTTTTATTGATCACTGTCATGACACTGGTAAAGTCCGAGGTCTTCTCTGTTCTAAGTGCAATCACTCCATCGGTCTTCTGAACGATGATGTTAATTTGCTTCGTAAAGCTATCGATTATTTAACCAACTCTTAAAGGAAATTTAAAATGGCTACTGTTACTACCCTCGCTGGTGGCGCTTCCGCTGGTCGCACTGCTGGTTCCGTTCCCTATCTCGTCGATGCCACCATCGACTTCGCTGCTGCCGCTACCGCCAAAGGTTCTGCCTTGGCTGCTGCTGACATCATCGAGTGCATCTCTGTTCCCGCCAACACTCTCATCTTGAACGCTGGCTTTGAAGTTATCACTGCCGCTGGTGGTGAGTCTTCTGACACCACTTACGACTTGGGCGTGACTGGTGTTGACGTTGACGTGTTCGTTGACGGCTTCGACGGTGACGCTGCTGCTGCTGGTGCTTACGCTCAGAACGCTGCTGCCTTCCAACCTGTCGTGATCGGCACTGCTGACACCATCGACTTGGTCATCGCCACTGCCACTACCGCTCCTACCTCTGGTTCGTTGCGTGTGTGGGCTGTGCTGGTGAGCGTTGACGGTCGTCCTGCTACTACCGAAGTCGACCGCGACCAACTGGCCTAATCTTTTAGGCTGACCTAAGAGGGAGGGTCTTTCACGAGGCTCTCCCTTTTGTTGTTTGAAACATACAGGAACATATTATGGCTATCACATCTGCACTCTGCACCAGCTTCAAGAAAGAATTGTTGGAGCGTAAGCACGACTTCAATGCCACTAGCGGTCACACATTCAAGATTGCTCTGTACACATCGTCTGCAACTCTCGGTGCATCCACTACCGCTTACACCACCAGTAACGAAGTTGTTGGTACAGGTTACACAGCTGGTGGTGTGACATTGACAAACATCGACCCAACATCATCGGGCACTACAGCCTTTGTAGACTTTGCCGATGCAACATGGCCTAGCGCAACCATCACTGCTGCTGGCGCTCTCATCTATAACACCACCACTGACGGTGGCTCTGGTACAACCAACGCTGTTGCTGTCATCTCTTTTGGTGGTGACAAGACTTCGACTAACGGCGACTTTGTTGTGCAGTTCCCTGCAGCAGACGCAAGCAACGCAATTATTCGTTTGGCATAAGGTTGCTTAAATGGCAACAACAACACGCACTGGCGCTATATACGGCATAGGTACCTACGGTACCAGTCGTTATGGCGTTAGCAATGTTGCTTACGTACCAGACGGTGTAGTCTCTGTAGCCACTTCAGACAGTGGTGTTGTCATCACTGCTGATGCCAACCATGTTGTTGTCAGCCTTGTCAGTCCAGCCATTGTAGGCAGCGTAGGTATTGTTGGCGTTGCTGTCACTAGCCTTGTTGGTGTGGTTGCTACAGGCGCTATAGGCACTGTAGCTTTGTCGCTTGGTTGCACCACAGACGTTACAGGTGTAGCTGCTACAGGCGCTGTTGGTAGTTTGGTTGTTGTCGCTAAAGCCAACACACCATTGGTTGGTGTTGTCGCTACAGGTGTTGTCGGTGTGACAACAATCGTTGCTAATGCGACAACACTTGTCACAGGCTCTGAGGCTGTTGGTGCTATTGGTGTTCCTGATGTTCGCTCCATCAACCGTATTCCTGTAGATGGTGTAGCTGCTACAGGCGCTGTAGGCGATCTAACAATTGTTGCAGACTCTAACATCACATTTGTTACAGACGCAATCAGTGTTACACTCGGAGATGCTATTGCTAAAGCATCATCTCTCACAATCGTTAGTGGTGTATACGCTACAGGTATTATTGGTGATGTCGCTGTTGCTGAAAATGCTAGACCAACCTTTGATGGTGTCAGTGCTGCAGCAGTTGTAGGAGATGTGACAGTTGTTGTGGCTGTGTTTGATTACAACGCTGTTGCTTCTTTGTATGCTAGAACTAGGGCCGTGTATGTTGAACGTAAGTCAACAAGCAAAGAACGCACTATAGCAATTGCTGCACAGCCCCGTATTGTTTATGTTGAAGCTAGGGCTACGCCATCTACACGAACATATAACGTGTCGACAGAAGACAGAAAAGTGTACACGTATAGAAAGACTAGCTCGTCTGACAGAGCAGTGATGGT